CCGGCTTCATCATAAGCCATAGTGGTGTAGTCGAACTCATCACCTTCATATTCGATGTGCGCTGTGAACTTTATTTTTGGAGATTTGATTGGTTTTTCTTTCATACATTCTCCTATTCATTTTCGATTGACTACTGCATTACACCCTGCAATTTCTTTTGTCAAGTAATTTTTTGACAAAATAAAACTTGACAGAATAAAATATTTAATATATCGTTTGTACCACAAAGGAAATAAATAAATGAAAATAACCAAATTAATTAATAGTTATCCAGACTTAAAAATTAAAAAATACGATTTCCCTTCACGCAGTGCGGTTTATTTTATTTGTGAAGACAACGGCAATGTAATTTATATCGGCAGCACATCAAATATAGACTTACGAGCCATGCAACACTCAACAAATATAGACTTTAATTCGAAGCCAATATTTTATCTCTGGTATCCAAAAGAAAAATGTAAATATTTAGAAATGAAATTGATTAACAAAATAAAGCCAAAATTCAACAATCATCATGTCTATATGACAGTAAAAAATAGGAATAGGGATAATTATCATTTAATTGACAGTGATAAAATAAACCGACTAAGAAGAAAAATATTATCACGAATGAAAGGAAAAAAAATAAATATATCAAAGCTTGGATTATTAATAAACATTCATAGGCAGACAATTTCTAACCTTTTAAATACTAATAATGATATTCAAGTTAAAACAATAAAAAAATTACATTTAATTTGCGATTGTTTAAAAATTGAATTTCCAGATAATTTAAGGAAGTATATAGTTAAAAAATAACCACGAACCCAGAACCCAGAACAAGAAAGGAGTTGTTATGCCCCCCACTATTGAAGATTTTTACGAACCATTGTGCAATCAATTCATCCCCGACTTCCATCGAGGCGCTTGCCAATACTACGACCAAGCGGAAAATGAAAAGGTATGCGGATACTGCAAGAAGAAGGACTTATACAGATGCCTTGCTGATAGCAAAAGAATTATCCCACTATCCTATTCATCGGTATCCGACTTTCTTACCTGCCACCACCTTTATTATTTAAAGGCTATCCGGGGAATTCAGATTAACAAACCGAAACTATCTTCGGCATTAAAAAAAGGAATGCTGTGGGACCGAGTGCTCCAAAACCTCCTATCCAACCAAAAACTCCACAATATATCCGAAGTAATCACTGAATACGAAATGGATGCCAAAGATGTAGCCAGCGTCAAGGGTATTTACCGCGCATATAAGCAACTGGAAATCATCACAGAACCCAACGGTAACTTACAGGCAAAAATCGACCTCACAATACCATTTGATATGAAGTGGGCAGATAATTCTCCGGTTGAAATGCTGGTAAATGGGTACTATGACCGCAAATATCCCAATTACTTCGTGGAAAACAAACTCTCCAGCCGGCCAAATAACTACGAGGACACCTACTTTATCCAATCTCAGGTTGGAGTGTACTTCCTAGCCGATCCTTCTTTGGAATATTGCATTATGGAGATAGTCCGTACCCCTGACCTCAAATCCACTGGTAAGAATAAGGATGAAAGCCCCGAGGATTATGGAGAACGGGTTTATCAGGATGTAATCAGCCGGCCAACTCATTATTTTCTCGGATATGACATTAAAACTCATAAATATGGCCGGAAATATTACCGGAATGAGTTTAACCTTGAGGAGTTGAAAAGCCGGTTTATCCATGTTTTCAGGGAGATATATAATGCAAGGTGGCTGGATGGGTGGTACCGGAACGATAGGGTTTGTGGGTCTATTCTTCCTGGGATTGCCTGTGATATGCTGCCGATTTGTAGGAATGGGAATATGAATGAGGATAATTATACGATAAGAGAGAAAGTGATAGGTAAATGGTAAAAACTATAGATAATAAATGTTTTATTTGCCAAAAACCTGTACCTGATTACAGGCCACAATTTTGTTGTAATGGAATTGATTGTGGTTGTATGGGTCTTCCCATTGAACCATGTGTTTGTTCTGATAATTGCTATGTTGCTTTGATGTCAGGGATAGGAAAGCCATATAATGAAAGACGTGAAGATGCAGGAATTGATATTTATATAGATAATAACAAATAACACATAAAGGAGAATATGAACAATGAGAGTGGACATCTATAAGCCAGACACATCTAAAAAAGACGACCGTGGCAACTTCATCTTAATCTATGGGGATTCAGGGGTTGGTAAATCAGCCACAGTAATCCAAACCGCTCAGGACCCGATCTACTGGATAGTGGCCGAAAGAGGACAAATTGACCTGACTGTAAAGGCCATCAACCGACCGGATATTAAGTTAAAGGTTGGCTATTATGAAGGATGGGATGATTTACTGGAAACCATCTATGACGTTAAAAACTTCGACAAGATCAAGACTGTTCTTTTTGATGGACTGACCCATGTAATGAATGTCCATCTGGCCGATGAGATCCTGGAGGAGAATTACGAGTCCAGAGATAAAAAGAATGATAAGAGCGAAAAGGACATGACCATGAGAGTAAAGGGTACGCCGGAAATGTATGGGGTACTCAGTAAACAAATGACCCGGTTAATGAAGGGTTTCGAACAACTCACAGTTGCCGGCATCGATGTTATTTGCACAGCCCGGACTCAGGATTCTCCTAAATGGAACCGTGAATTATCCTGTGCTCCAGCTCTGGCAGGGAAAGAGTTTCCCAGAGATATGAAGGGTTTCTTCGATATGATTGGGTTGGTAGAAAGGAACGTTATTGATGGCCAGGTTAAGTACCCTCCATTGGTATCTTTTGAGGATGATGGGAGTTTTCTGAGTAAGTTCACCGGATTAAGGCCGGAAGGCGGGGTGAGAAGGAAACCGTTTAACATTAAGAAGGTACTCGATTTCGCACATGGGAGGAAATAAAAATGGATGAAGGATTAGTTTTGGTAGGTAAAGCGGCAGAGCAATACGTTACATATAAATATGTAGAATTGTTTTCTGGTATTGGAATAGTTGTTTTACTTATAATAGCAACTATTTTTGGAATTTATTTGATGAATAGAGAAGGGAGGTGATGATGTGGCATAATGTATCCAAACCGGAACCAGCAGCACCAAATAAACAAGGAGGTGGAATAATGGGTGGTAAAAACCCAAACACAACCAGTTATAGAGATACTATGCTGGTTGCTTTTTTGAAACTGAAAGGGTTTATTGTTGTCCCTTGGATTAGCTGGGATAATCCAGATGATCCGATAGTGGAATTCGACATCCAAGGAGACAAGGAAGTTATTTTAGAGGCCGTGAACGCGTTCTATGCAAATGAAATGATCGGAATACAGGATTTTTGCAAGTCATTCAAGGAAACGAAATCGAACATGCATGCGCTGAAACGAGTGGGAAGAAGTTAAACGTCATAATTAAAACCAAATAAAATTTAGGAGGAAAGAATAGTGAGAGAAAAAGCTCAAGATGGGAAGACATTTTTAGGTGTAATGGCCGCAGATGGTTGGCATGAAATCGAAATCCAGGACGGAATCGATTATCTTATGGCAAAAGATGGAGGGAACCCTGTCCAAAATGAAAGAGGCTTTAAGACATGGAAAATAACAACAAAGGTTATCGAAAGTGAAGATAAGCCATCTATCGGAGGATTTGTTGGTTGCCTTGTATCTGAGGAAAAAGGTGGAGATTTAATGGCCACGATCCTTGACGCTGCCGGATTATGGAAGACAATCTGCGAGAAGTTCCCCGGAGATGATGTCACGGTATTTGACAAGAAAATTATGGATGGTGTTAAGACTCGGCTTCCAGGGAAAACCTTTATGATTGAAAGTCGTCTGGATAAGGCCGGTTTCGCCAAGGTTATCTCTGTTGCTTCTTACGCCAAGTATAAGGAATTGAGCGCGGAGAAGAAAGAAGATAAGAAATCCGGTGGGAAGAAGGAAGAATCAAAGAAAGAAGCGGCAACGGCGGTTGGAACCGGTGATGGTTGGTAGGATGTTGGATTTTTAATTAACT